TTCTATAATTAATTTATATTTACCTTGTGTGAATGGTAAAAAACCCCTACAACCTTTGATAAGTTCTCTTAAATTATCTATAACTTTTCTTCCTGTGTCTAAAACAAAATTTGTATCAAATATATTTATATCACTTGCACCTGAGAACGGTGTAACTTGTGTTGAACATACAACAGAAGCATCATAAAAACTTTGTAAATCAATATCTGTCGTTGCTAATCCTTTTCCGTATCTTTCGTTTCTTAAATAATCTAAAATACAAAATGCTGGATTGGTAGAATAAGTTGGTGATGACTCATTTAAACTAGAGTCTAATGTAACTATTTTTTTGCCTTTTAATTTAACTCTTACTTGTGGGATGCCACTAAATTTTTCTTGGTTCCATCTAAAACGTAATGCTAAATATGCAACACCTCTAAGTCTGTGGTTACTACCCCATGAAGATAAAGTAGATAACAAGCTTGATGAAGATTGACTATCACTACCGAAAAAAGGTTGCACCCTAATATATCTTGTACTTCCTTTTTTATAAAAAGAATCGTTTGAGTCTCTTATTACTCCATCAGATAAAGATCCTGTCCAACTAACTAATCTGTCATCTACAAATATTTGCTCTATTGAATTTATTTCTCCCTCACATAAAACTAAAGCCATATACAAATATAAATTTGCAGATCCAGAAGTTTCTAAAAATACTCTTGTTCCACCAACCATTCTCTCTCCGTAAATAATAGGAATAGAAGCATCATTGGATTGTTTATTTAATAGAATACCTTGTTCGTAATTATCTATTGCACTTGAACCAAATCCACCAGCACCACTATCGTCAAATGTTGGAAAAGATGGTGTTACCCATGAGACAGCTTTTTGAACTACATTAACAGCAGTTTTAACAACTTTTTTAACAACTCTTACTATTGGTTTTGTAGCTCTTTTAACTACTTTTTTTATTTTTTTTATAGGATTAAAACCACCCATTATAACCAACCTTTTTTTGTAGTTCTTTTGACAACTCTTATTATCTTATCATCTTTTATTCTTAACCAATTAATTTCTTTTCCTATTCCAAATTTTTTAGTTAAAAATGATTTAGTCCATTTCATTATGTTTTTAAGATTTGATATACATACAGTTTCTATATGCCAAAGATTATTACCTGAATTCCAATCCTCATTATTGATAATTCCTGTTTGTTTGAATTTGTTGTGTGCATCATCAGATAACAAAGCCCAATTTGTAAAACCTATAAGTTCATTTTTAAGATAATGTTTTTTGTATTGATTCAAAACAATACTTGGTGACAAATAAGATATTAAGTCATTATCTAAAGAAACATCAAATTTATTATAATTTCTGTAAAGTGAAATAATATCTTTCATTATTTTCTACCCCATCTAATATCTTTCACTACTTCTGATGCGAAATCAAAACCAACATCTGAAC